AAAGACCGACCATGCTCGTCAAGGCCATCCTGAGACAACTCAGTTTGGACCTAGACTTGTCCGTAGAACGCGATCTTCAACGTATCGAAGATCGTTGTGAACACGAGGGGCTTTCGTTTTTGACGATCACCCTTCCTCAGCTTTCCGATGCCCTCGAAAGAGGGTTGGAGGCTGGGACGTTCACGTGTCCTAGCTCATTTGCTAGGCACGGAAGTCTCCCCCGTTTTATGGGAGGTTTCTTCAAACGTGTGTTCAATAAGGATGGTAAGCTACTAGATATAGCTTGTCCGTATACCATCGCTGGTATACGTCAAGTTTGTCGCTTTTTTAAGAAGCTAAAACTTGAGTGTAGTCCTAAGCGCAATGCTTTGGCTATACAACACTATATCGACATAGAAGGCGAACTCCGCCGTATGACCTCTCAAGTAGAGAGAAAGGATGATATCCTTGACAAAATTTCTGGAGTATTATGGTCTCAGGTTTTTCCTGAGCCTAACTACCTTGATTTTGTTTGTCATCACGGTCCTGGTTTCACTGCTGATCGCTATACCTCTAATCAGAGGTATAGCATCAGAAAGTGGAACCATCGATCGGAGTATACCTTCCCTTCCGACCTACACTGCTACCCCAATTACGGAGTCGCAGCAGAAGTCGGAGGTAACAGGGAAGGTAGTGCCTGTGCAGAAGGACCAGAATTCTTACGAATCCGGGATGAACTCCCGGTCCGCGTAGAATTCGTTCCAAAAACGCAGACAACGCCACGAGTCATCGGATTAGAACCTTCACACATGCAGTATATGCAGCAGTCTATAAAAGACCACTGTTATACCGTGTTGGAGACTCATCCACTGACTATGCATTCTGTCCGTTTCACACGGCAGGACGTAAATCAGCGACTCGCTTACCGTGCGAGTAAAGATAGACGACTAGCTACGCTAGACCTGAAAGATGCGTCTGATCGGGTGCACTTGCACCTTGTTCAGCGCATTTTTAAGACCTCAGGGATCCTCGAGTACCTCGAGGATGCTCGTTCTTTACACGCAACGTTACCCAATGGTATGAACTTGGTACTGTTTAAGTATGCTTCGATGGGAAGTGCTTTATGCTTCCCGGTTGAGGCAATGGTGTTTTACACCCTTATTCAGTCAGCCATGCACATACTCGATGGGAGGCGTCCGAGTTCTCGATCGATTAAAAATTATAGTAAATTGATCGATATCTTCGGGGACGATATTATTGTTCCCGTAGAGTACACGGACTTCGTCGTAAAGTACCTTGAGAGCTATGCTCTTAAGGTTAACGTCAACAAGTCGTTTAAAGCTTCTGCTTTTCGCGAGTCTTGTGGTGCGGACTTCTATGCGGGTGTGCCGGTTAATCCGGTTTATGCTCGCATGGTGCCGCATGACGATTTACGACGCTGGGATGCATCTACGATTATGTCTTGGAACGCAACCGCTGATCTTTTTTATCAAAAGGGTCAGTGGATCGTAGCCCAATTCATTCGTGAGATGCTTCATCGAGTGGTGAAACGTACCATCCCTAGAGCAAGAAAACCTGGCTCTGGGCTATCCCATTTGAGTTTCCTTTTTGATACTCATTGTCACTATGACTCTGAGCTTCATTGTTGGAAACAAAAAAGGATAGTGTTCAATCCAGTCAAAAGAAAGGATCAAATAGATGGAGACGAAATCGCCTGCCTCAACAAGTGGGGCATTACTACTCACCGACGCTCAAGTCAAAGAAACTCTTGCGATAATGGTACCTTCACATGTAAACCTAATTGGGTATACATCGGAGGATCCAGCAACGCAGAGATTCGAGACAGTAGAGCTCGATTGGGAAGTAGCGTCTCGACGATTGACGCACCCGTCTGCGACAGCAGCGTATGCGGTATTCAGGACGGACTGTCTCTCACTGGGAATTCCTCCAGTGAGTTTCGGAACGTGGCTGAAGACTGCGACAGCTTATGTAGCAGCGGAACTGATGAAGGAACCCCACCATCTACAGGGAGCTTCGGCTCTTTTGTAGAAGTATGGTGGCCAGATCCATTAGATCACCTCACTGATGATCGCGTGGAGCTGGAGTTCCTAACCAGTACGAAACGCGGCTATTTCAAGTCGAAAAGCCGATGGGTTAGCCTAGCTGGCTAACGGAGCTTAAGTAAGCTCCTGGAGGAGATGGAACGTAGTGTTCCTCACTTCCTTTCCGCTTCGTGTGTGAAAGGAGGGGGAGGTGCATCTGCTTTCGCAGTGCATCTCCT